CTACGATTCATAACGGCACGAACACCGATGCCTAAATGTTCTGCTAATGCTGTGGGGCTAGGATATGACCGCCACTTCTCTATAAATTCGTCATCACCAATGTAATCACCATATTGATTTTTAGCCATATAAGACCCTAATCGTGATAAAGTTAGCCTATATTAACTGAATATTGTAAATAAACAATGACTTACGCACGAATAGACACCAATCATAGGGAAATTGTGGATGCTTTGCGTAAGTTAGGCGCAACAGTTGTTAGTTTAGCTTCTATGAAACACGGTTGCCCTGATCTTTTGGTTGGATTTCAAGGCGAAACAATGCTGATGGAAATTAAGAAAGACGAAAAAGCCAAGTTCACGCCAGATCAGTTGGAGTTTATGGCGAAATGGCGAGGTGGGTCAATTAGTCGGGTAGATTCAGTTGACTCAGCAATTCGTGCGCTTGGAGTTATCCAAGTAAAACATCCAAAAACTAATGGCTATGACATCTTTTAGTTTGTATAATTGCTAAAAGGAGTTTTTTTATGCAAAATTGTTCCCTATTTGTAGCTACATTGCTACATTCTGCGACTAATACGCACTTTTTTCATTGGTCAACCGATTCTTATTCCAAACATATTGCTTTGGGCGAGTATTACGATGGAATTGTGGAACTAACAGACAGTTTTGCAGAAGCTTATATGGGCAAATACGGCAAATTAACCGATTTCCCAAGCGTTTACCACCAGCCAAAAGACCCCATCAAATACCTAGAATCCCTACAAAAGTTTGTGGCTGATGCCCGTCAAGATTTACCGCAAGATTCTGAGTTACAAAACCTTATTGACGAGATTGCCGATTTAATAAACACCACCACTTATAAACTTAAGTTCTTGAAATAAAAGGAAATTATTATGCCACTCGTTAAATCTGGTAGCAAGGAAGCCGTAGGCAAAAACATCAAAAAAGAGATGGAAGCTGGCAAACCTAAGAAACAAGCCGTAGCCATTGCACTAGCTACTGAGCGTAAGTACGCTAAAGGTAACCGCAAGTCTAAGCTTGAAGATGCTTATGCTCGTTACATTGAAGAAAAAGCTTAAAAATTCTTGAAATTTCTTGAAAATGAGCCGCCAAGACCAAATTCGTGCAGCAATGGATAAGCACGATAAACCAATACCTAAGACTACAACGGGTAAAGGTAAGAATTACTTGCCAACAGAGCAAGGCGCAGGAATGACGGCTAAAGGGCGTGAAGCCTATAATCGCAAGAACAACGCTAATTTAAAAGCCCCCGCCCCAAATCCAAAGACCGAAGCTGATAAAGGTAGAAAAGCCAGTTTCTGTGCAAGAATGGGTGGAGTTGTCGCTAAAAGCAAGAACGCTGAACGAGCAAAAGCTAGCATGAGGAGATGGAACTGTGGCTAAACAAGGACTATATGCAAACATTCACGCCAAGCGTGAACGGATCAAAGCTGGTTCAGGCGAAAAGATGCGTAAGCCTGGCACTAAGGGTGCACCAACAGCTAAAGACTTTAAAGAATCCGCTAAGACATCCCGCAAAGAAATGCTTACTAAAGCTATGAAGGATATGTAATGGAACACATGAATCGCAAATTTAAAAAGGAAGATGCTTTACTAAGACCGCACAAAGAGACAACTTTGGAGAAAAACCAAAGGATGCGTGAGCGCAGAAAAGCTATGATTGCCAAGCAATTCAATAAATTCCAAAAGGATATTGCATAACAATAAAAGTAGTTTAGAATTACCTAACTAAATCAATCACTTGAGGCAGTATGGAAAATAAACAATTAAGAAATATTAAAGGGGCTGGCAGACCTGCTGGTAGCCCTAATAAATCCACCGCATTGGCTAGAGAAGCCATAGCTCGTTTTGTTGATGGTAACAGCCATAAGCTACAAGAATGGCTAGAAGCTATTGCTGACGATCCTAAGTATGGCCCTAAACACGCATTTGATTGCTTTATGCAAGTAGCTGAGTACCATGTACCCAAGTTAGCCCGTACAGAGCATACTGGCAGCGAAGATAAACCCATTCGATATGTGGTTTCATGGAAGAAGTAGCCGACTATACTGATGTCAACATAGAGCTATACAAGCCCAGAGAAGTTTTCCTAGACTTTCACGATAGAAACCAACGCTGGGCTGTAATAGTAGCGCATAGACGATGTGGTAAGACTGTAGCCTGTATTAATGACTTGATTTGGCGAGCCATTACTGAAGGCAAGGAGAACGCTAGATATGCCTACATTGCACCGTACTACGCTCAAGCTAAGTCTATTGCTTTTGATTACCTTATGCAGTTTAGTGAGCCTGCAAGGGTTAAGCACAACATCTCAGAGCTGTGGGTGGAGTTATTCAATGGGGCTAGAATTCGTCTATTTGGTGCAGACAATCCTGATGCTCTTAGGGGTTTATATCTAGACGGAGTAGTTTTAGACGAATACGCTGACATGAAGCCTAAGATATGGGGCGAAGTAATCCGACCCTTATTGGCTGACAGACAGGGCTGGGGTGTGTTTATTGGTACTCCTAAAGGCCATAATACCTTTTATGACATCTATCAGTACGCCACCTTAAATGAGGATTGGTACTCCAAAGTCCTACGGGCTAGTAAAACAAAGCTGATTGACCAGGCTGAGTTGGATGACGCTTTAAAGGCTATGACCATAGACCAATACCAGCAAGAGTTTGAGTGCAGCTTTGAGGCTGCCATTATTGGGGCGATCTACGGCACAGAAATGCGTAGGCTTACTGACGCAGGGCGTATTGGCAAAGTTGAGTGCGACCCAATGTTTCCTGTGCATACAGCATGGGATTTGGGCTTTAACGATGCTACGGCTATTTGGTGGTATCAAGTCATACACGGTGAGATCAGAATCCTTGATTACCATGAGGCACACGGTCAACCGATTGTGTATTACGCCAATCAAATTAAAGAGCGACCCTATGAATATGGCATACATTGGTTGCCACACGATGCAAGAGCTAAAACTTTAGCAAGCGGTGGAAAGTCAATAATTGAACAATTAATTGACAAATTGCCCCAAAAAAGTGGGAATTTGTTTAAAATAGTACCTAATTTGTCATTGCAAGACGGTATTCAAGCAACACGCCTAGCATTGGCTAGAACTTGGTTTGATGGAATGAAGTGCCAAGAAGGTATCGAATGTTTGCGCCAATATCAAAGGGAATTTGATGAAGATAAGAAAGTATTTAGAGACAAGCCTCGCCATGATTGGACTTCGCATGGAGCAGATGCTTTTAGGATGCTTTCTATTGCTTGGAAGGATGAAGCAGAAATTGAGCGACAAAATCAGCCAATTAAAGGCATTTTTGTCGGGCAAACTGATGTAACTTTAGAAGAAATGTGGCGTGAAAAACCCGCAGTTAAAAACCAAAGGTATTAGATATGCAAGATACGCTGAATAAGACTTACACCGATTGGTACAACACAATCGCCCAGTACGACAAATCCTTTCGGGAATGGGAAGCAAGAGTACCAAGAATCTTAAAGCGTTATCGTGATGACAGCCGTACCCGTAACAACCCAAATGCTCGTTTTAACATCCTTTGGTCTAATGTTCAGGTTCTACAACCCGCAGTATTTGCTAGACTTCCCCGCCCAGATGTAAGCCGTAGATTCCGAGACAACGACCCTGTAGCTCGTGTAGCTTCCATGATGCTTGAAAGAGCCTTGGAATATGAGATTGAGCATTACTCAGATTACGCTTCTTCCATGAAAAATGCGGTATTAGACCGCTTACTAGGTGGGCGTGGCACTGCTTGGATTCGTTACGAACCCCACATTGTTGGTGAAGAAAACGAAGTTGGTGATGGTTTGGCAGGGCAAATGCCCGATGATGGACTTCAAATTACCGAGGATGCCGATGAATCTGAAACGGAAAACGCTCAATTATTGGAATCGCAAGAACGCATTGAGTATGAGTGCGCCCCTGTTGATTATGTTAATTGGCGTGATTTTGGTCATTCTGTAGCTCGTACTTGGGAAGAAGTAACGGCTGTATGGCGTAAAGTCTATATGAGCCGCCAAGCCTTAATTGATCGGTTCGGTGAAGAATTAGGCAACAAGATTCCATTAGATACCAAGCCTGAGTCGGATAAATGGGCGCAAAAGCAGATGGTAGCCGAGCATTTCCAAGCTTGTGTATATGAAATTTGGGATAAAGAGCAAGGTAAAGTCTTTTGGATTAGCAAGTCAATGGGCGAGATTCTCGATGAACGGGATGATCCGCTACAGTTAGAAGGCTTCTTTCCTTGCCCTAAACCGCTGTACGCTACCCTCACAACCGACAGCTTAGAGCCAGTTCCTGACTTTGTACTGTATCAAGACCAAGCTAAACAGTTAGATACCCTAGCTGACCGCATTGATGGCTTTATTAACGCTCTTAAAGTTCGTGGCGTTTACGATGCTTCCGAGCCAAGCCTAGCCAGATTGTTCTCTGAGGGCGAAAACAATGCGTTGATCCCTGTCAAGAATTGGGCTGCTTTTGCTGAGAAACAGGGCATGAAAGGCGCTATTGATCTTGTAGACATTACCCCAATTGCCCAAGGTTTGATGATGGCCTATCAAGCCATGGAGCAAGTTAAAGGGCAGATTTACGAGATTATGGGTATTGCCGACATTCAGCGTGGGCAGACCGATCCTAATGAAACCCTTGGCGCACAGATCATTAAGTCTAATAATGCCGCTGGCAGACTTAAGACGATGCAACACGCAGTTGTGGACTTTGCGACCTCGTTACTGTCTATCAAAGCGCAGATTATCTGCAAGCACTTTACTGACGATACGATCCTCAAAATTAGTGGTGCAGCGCAACTTAGCCCACAAGATCAACAGTTAATCCCACAAGCCTTACAGCTTCTGAAAGACGAACCCGCTAAGAACTTCCGTATCGAAGTAACTAGCGATTCCATGATCTATCAGGATGAGCAACAAGAAAAAGCCGACAGAATTGAGTTCCTAAAAGCCGTTACAGGTTTTATGCAAGGCGCTGTGCCTATGGCTCAATCTGTGCCTGAGTTTGCCCCTGTACTTATGGAGATGCTGAAGTTTGGAGTTACCGCATTTAAAGCTGGTAAGAGTTTAGAAGGTTTAATTGATGAAACTGCCGATAAATATAGGAATCAGGTTAAAGCGATGGAAGGACAGCCTAAGCCACCACCACTTGAAATTCAGAAAATCCAAGCCCAAGCACAAGCCAAGGCTCAGGAATTGCAAGCCCAGGCTCAGCTTGAGATGCAGAAGCTACAGGCTACCAATGAGCTTGAGAAGGCCAAACAGGAATACCAAGCCCAAGAGAATCAGCTTAAGTTTCAATTGGAAGAGCAGCGAAATGCTCAACAAATCCAGATGGAAGCTCAAATGGGTCAGATGAAAGCAGAAATGGACAATAATAAAGAAATCCTACTTGCTTATCTAGACAATAGCACTAAAATTGAAACAGCACGGATTTCTCAAGGATTAGATGATGGTTCAGAAGCCTATATCCAAAATGTAGAAACCGCTAAATTAATTCAAGATATGATGGGATACAATATGCCACAACATCCGCTAGAGCCAATTGTTCAAAACTTGCAACAGCAAAATCAGCAACTAGCGCAAATGATTTCTGCTATTTATGACCGATTAAATCAACCTAAGACCGTGATTCGTGATGAAAACGGTAAGATCGTAGGAGTTAAATAATGCCATCCAATTTAAAATATTCTAACGGCACTAGAAATGCCCAACAACAAGGTTTAATTACCTACGCTGGCACAGGTTCTATTATTCGTCTGTATGACGGTAGTCAACCTGCCAATGCCAATACTGCTATTTCTACCCAAACCTTGTTAGTTAGCTTAACTATTGCTGGTGGCTTTGGTACAGATTCCAACGGAACTATTACATTAGGTGCGGTAACTAGTGGAACAGCAGTAGCTTCAGGCACAGCAGCATTCTTCAGAATTGTTAAATCTGACGGCACAACCGTAGTAATGGATGGCTCAGTTGGCACATCGGGTTCAGATTTGAATCTAAATACTACGACTATCGCTTCAGCACAGACAGTCAGCATTACAGCAGGAACAATCATCCGAGCTAACAGTTAAGGTAAATCATGGCACTTGTTCTAAAAGACAGAGTTCAAGAAACGAGTACCACGACAGGTACAGGGACATTAACGCTTGCTGGTGCTGTTACGCAGTTTCAGACATTCTCAGCCGCAGTTGGCAACGGAAACACTACTTATTACACTATTTATAACGCTGGTGGATCACAATGGGAAGTAGGCCTTGGTACGGTAGGCGCAGGAACACTTAGCCGTGATACTGTACTTTCATCTAGTAACGCTAATGCTTTAGTTAGTTTTACAGGCACTTTGTATGTGTTTGGTGATTACCCTGCTGACAAGGCTGTATTTAAAGATGCTAGTGGCGTAATCAATAACACTACATTTAACGCTACAACAAGCGTTATTACCCCTATTGTACAGGCTACAAATTCAGGTGGATTAGCACTTAAAAACTCCGCAGGAACTACTCAAATCAGTATGGGTGGTGGCGGTGGTGACAATGTGTCAATTAATGTAGCTACAAATATTAATGGTGCAAATGCACAAATAGACATCAGCCCTACTGGTACAGGTCATGTCCACATAAAGCCTACAGGCACAGGATCGCTTGAGATTGCTCCTACAAATGTAGGAACAATAAACAATATGACTATCGGTGCAACAACGGCTGTTGCTGGTAGTTTTACTAATTTAAGCGTAACTGGCACGACTAGTTTTGATGGCGCAGAAGGTACAGCAGGTCAAGTATTAACTTCTGCTGGTACAGGCAATACCCCTACATGGGCTACACCAACCACAGGTACAGTAACTAGCGTTGCTGCAAGTGCTGGAACAGGCATTAGCGTATCAGGTAGCCCTATTACTGGTAGCGGTACGATTACCATTACCAATACTGCGCCCGATCAAACGGTTGTATTGACCGCAGGTACAGGGATTAGCACTAGCGGTACATATCCTAGCTTTACCATTACAAACTCAGGCGTAACTGTTTACCCTGGTGCTGGTATTGCTAATTCTACAGGTAGCGCATGGGGAACAAGCTACACCACTAGCGGTAGCGGCACAGTTGTCGCTTTGGCTACTGCCCCTGCACTTAATACACCAGTAGTCACAAATTACACAGAAACGCTTTATGCCCCTTCTGCTGGCTCTAGCTTTACTGTTGATTTGGCTAACGGCACAGTACAAAAGTTAAGCCTTAACGCTAACGGCACAATTACATTGCCAAGCTCTGTAGCTGGTAAATCTTTTGTAATCATTGTTACTTACTCCGGTGCATTTACTTTGACTTGGGCTGGTGGTTCTACGATTAAATGGCCTGGTGGCACAGCGCCTACAGCATCATCCGCAAACGGTAAGTTTGACATCTTTACTTTCTTTTGCGATGGAACTAACACATATGGCAATTCGTTCGGCCTTAATTACTAATGGGTAAATTTGTAGATTTAACTTCTATTCGTGTTGGAAGGCTTACGATATTGCATCGAGGTAAAAACATAGCTAAACAACCATCATGGGTTTGCTTATGTGATTGCGGAAATGAAACTCAAATTGTTGCTAGTAGTTTAAAGTCTGCAAGAACTAGGTCATGTGGCTGTTTAAGAACAGAAGTAACAAAAAAAACAATGACAACTCATGGAATGACAAATAGCTCTGAATACAGTATTTGGTCTGCTATGAAAAAGCGTTGTCTTGATGCAAATAACCAAGACTATAAAAACTATGGTGGTCGTGGAATTACTGTATGCGATAGATGGGTTGATTCATTTGTCAATTTTTATGCTGATTTAGGTGCAAAACCTAATGCCTATTCTTTAGATAGAATTGATGTTAACGGCAACTATGAGCCGTCTAATTGCAAATGGTCAAGCCTAGAAGAACAAGCAAACAATAAAACCAATAGCGTCAAATACACTTTAAATGGGGAAACTTTGACAATTACACAATGGTCTAAAAAGTCAGGTTTAAAAGTTGCATCTTTAAGAAAAAGACTAACTCAAGGCATGGAATTATCTCGTGCTTTGGTTAATGTTGACTATAGGAGCTGTAATGTTTAGTGCTGCATCTAAAACTAGCAGTCAACCTGCCGTTGCCGCCAATTACATTGAGGATGTATTTTCTACTTGGTTGTATACAGGTAACGGCTCTACTCAAACTATTACCAACGGCATAGATTTAGCTGGTAAAGGTGGAATGGTTTGGACAAAAAACAGAAACAATACTCAAGGTAACGCTGTTTTTGATACTGTACGGGGTAATACTAAGTATTTGCTAACCCAAACAACAGACGGCAATCAGACATCAACCGATGACATAACCGCATTTACCTCAACTGGCTATACTCTTGGTGACAATGCAACAACTGGTAATACCAATTATTCTTCAGCATATACTTACTGCTCTTGGACATTTCGTGAACAAGCCAAGTTCTTTGACATAGTTACTTATACTGGTAATGGTGGGACACAAACTATTAACCATAACCTTGGATCAACTCCAGGAATGGTTATTATTAAACGCATAGATAGTACCAGTCTAGTAGGTTGGGTTACTTATCATAGATCAGTATCAAGCCCAAATGATAATTATCTTTTGCTAAATAGTACTGCTGTACCAGCATCTGCCCCAGCTTGGATTTCTCCAACATCTACAAATTTTACTATTGGTAATTATTCAGATGTAAACGCTAATGGTGGAACTTTTGTAGCCTACCTATTCGCCCATAACGCTGGTGGCTTTGGTACAAGCGGAAACGATAATGTAATTAGTTGTGGAAGTTTTACTACGGATGGTAGTGGTAATGCTACTGTTAATTTAGGTTACGAACCGCAATACATTTTATGCAAATATTCATCTTCTATAAGCCCTTGGTATGTGTTTGATGTAATGCGAGGTTTTTCTTTAACTGCACAAACAGCTTTATTTCCAAACACTAGCTCTGCTGAAAATACTTATACTGGAACTGGAATATTTCCAACAGCAACAGGGTTCTCCACATTAGGAACATCTTTGTTTGACCCTAATGCAACTTTAATCTACATGGCAATCCGTAGACCGATGAAAGTGCCTACTACTAGTACTAGTGTGTTTAGCCCTATAATTTCATCTGGCAGTACAGGAACAGTTTTAACAACTGGGTTTCCTGTTGATTTGCAAATGTTAGCTGACAGAGATGGTTTTAATGGAGGTACAAACGTAGTTGATAGATTGCGTGGTGTTAGCTCAACAGCGACAAACTTTGGTAATCGGTTATTAACTGCAACTACTGGCGCAGAAAATAGTACATTTTTACCAAGTAGAAATTGGAATAACACTAGTTTTGCAATGCCTTCAAGTTGGGGTGGAGGCAACAACGTGTTTTGGAGCTTCCGAAGAGCTCCAGGATTCTTTGATGTAGTCTGCTACAATTCTAACGGTATTGCTGGCACTCAAATACCCCACAACCTTGGCGTTAAGCCACAGCTAATGATTGTTAAGTGTCGCAATAATGCAGTTCGATGGGTTGTGTATGCTGAGCCATTAGGCGCAACCAAGTATTTAGTACTTAATTTAGATTTTGATGCTGCAACAAACATTGACCCTTGGAATAATACTGAGCCAACCGCATCTGTTTTTACTGTTAAGGATGGTACGCAATCAAATGCAGGATTTGGCTACACCTATTTAGCCTACCTATTTGCTACTTGCCCAGGCGTATCTAAAGTAGGTTCTTACACAGGTAACGGTGGCACACAAGCTATTGCGTGTGGGTTTACTGGCGGGGCTAGGTTTGTATTAATTAAGCGTACAGACTCTACAGGTGATTGGTATGTTTACGATACCGCTAGGGGTATGGTTGTTAGTACAGATCCATACTTATTGTTAAATTCTGCAGCGGCAGAAGTAGCTACTACAAACTCTGTAATAACAACAACGGGTGGATTTACGCTCACTACATCTTTTGGCGACACCAATGCAAGCGGTGGCTCTTACATTTTCTTAGCAATAGCTTAAAGGACAATTATGTTAGTTCGAATTCGTGATACTGGTGCTGTAATGTATGAATCAGAGTTTAGAAAAATAAACTCTAATACATCTTTTCCTCATCCTATTTCTGCTGAAACGCTAAATGAGTTTGGTGCGGATGTGGTTTTAGATGGCCCACAAGCTACAGGCGGTACTGTTTACCAACATTCCCAACAAGATGGCGTTGAGGAAGTAGACGGCAAGTGGTACACCAAACACATTCTTGGCCCGATCTTTACTGACACCCCTGCTACAGAAGATAGCCCAGCTAAGACCGCAGCCGAGAACGAAGCTGCTTACAAAGCCGTTAAAGATGCCGAGCAAGCAAAGTCAGTTCGTGAATCAAGAGATCAAAAATTAAAAGATAGCGACTGGACACAGGTAGCCGATGCCCCTGTTAATAAAGAGGATTGGGCAGCTTATCGTCAAGCCTTACGCAATTTGCCAGCACAAGAGGGCTTCCCTTGGACAGTTACTTATCCTACAGAGCCAACAGAGGTCGGGAGTAGCTAATGCTAGGTTTTACACCGTTATCGACTAATCCCATATCGGATATACAACTTCCTGCCATTACAGGAACGATTAATGTAACCGATAGTAACGATACTGCTAACCTTACAGGTGATGTATCTGCCGCTATTGTTACGGGGACTATTTCGGCAACGGATAGCAACGATACAGCCAATATTACAGGTGCTGTTTTAATACCAATTACAGGCACTATTTCTGCTACAGACGGTAATGACACAGCAAGCATTGAAGGTTTTGTTGGCATACCTGTAACAAGCGATACCCATGACGGCTTTACGAAGGAAGAAATCCGTAGAGCTAGAAATTTAGACAGAAAAATAAAAGCTAAACAATTAGCACTATTACAGGCTCAAAAAGAGTCGAAAACACGCAGAAAACAACAAATTAAAGATTTGGTTGATCCACCAAAAGTTGTTGCAAAAGCCAAACAAAATAAATTACAATCAATTCAAGAGGTTAAAGCTGATATACCGTCTGCTGATACACAAGAATTAGAACGGTCTATCGCTTACCTAGAGAACCAAAAAAACAATCTGTTAAAGACGGTAGCGTATAGGCAAGAGGTAGCACGGATTCAAACCCAACTCGCCATCCTAGAAGCACAGCGTTTAGCAGAGCTAGATGACGAGGAAAGCTTATTACTACTACTTTAGACCCCCACGCCCAGTTCAGACTGGCTTACGATCATTTACACGCAGGTCGTTACGAACAAGGTTTTAAGCTTTTTGAGTACCGTTGGCATCCTGAAATCATTGCCGAAGAGTCGGTTAAATATGCCCCAGCCCTAGACATTCCTGTATGGCGTGGTGAACCTTTAATGGGTAAGTCAATTACAGTGCAGATGGAGCAAGGGTTTGGTGACATAATTATGTTTGCCCGTTTCTTGCCAGCACTAAAGGCGTTAGGGGCTTCTAGGGTTGTTGTTTTACAAGAATCTTCCCTGCACTACTTATTGGGTCAAATTACTGCTGTAAATGTGTTTTCTAACAGCTTAGAAGATGGAATAGCCAAAGAATCTGATTATTGGATTGGCTCAATGTCTTTGCCGTATTACATATCTTTGTCGCATCCCCTTGTAAAGTCCATGTTTCCTGTAAATCGCAAGAAAATTGTGGGTTCTGAGGGCTATTTACACGCCATTCCAAGTAATATTCCCCCAAAAATAGGGGTTAATTGGGAGGCATCAAAACAAATTCTGTATTACATCAAGTCTATTGACTATCGCCACATGGAAGAATTGGTCGGTTCGGACTGCTATAGCCTAAATCCTAAATCTGACGGCTTATTTAACCCACTTCCTAACGATGGTTGGAAGAAAGATTGGGTAAAAACCGCCCAACACATTAAAGCGTGTAGAGGAGTTGTGACAGTAGACACAGCAACTGCCCATTTAGCGGGTGCTTTGGGGGTTAGAACCATCGTTTTGCTGCCAAAAGAAGAGTTTGTATGCTGGCGATGGAAAAACGCCCGTTGGTATGACTCTGTAGTCTGCCTAAGACCCAATGAATACGACCAAATTCCTGAATTAATAAGGAGAATGTGATGATTTGCCCTAAATGTGGCTACACAGAAAGCAATCATGTTGAAGCCAAAACAGACAAAGAAAAGTATTTAGAGTTCTGGGGGTTTACCCTAGGTACTCCAGAGGCAGAACAAGCTTGGGAAGAGAAAGAAAAGATGACTAGGCGTGATGCCCCAATGGTAATGTCTGACATTGAAGGCTATGTTTCTCAAGTTGATGGCACTTGGATTAAAAGCCGTAGCCACCACAGAAGTCACCTAAAACAGCACCGCATGATTGAGTTAGGCAATGATGTTCCTACGCAACACAAACCTGCTGAAATCGACAAAAAGACCCAAGAAGCCCGTAAACGCACTATTGCTGAACTGGCTTATTCCAAATTACGCTATAACTAGGAGAATTGCATGGCAGACCGCAGAGAAATGCTTGAAGAAGCCCTAAATCAGGCCGAAGATGGTACTTTAGAAGCGCCAGAAGAAAAGGAAATATCCGATGCGCCAGAGGAAACTGTCGAAAGGGATGAAAAAGGTCGTTTTGCCAGCAAAACTGAGGAAACAGTTGAGGAATCAGCTGATGCGGTCGAGGATCAGGCAGAGGTTGAACCTGCCACCAACGAACAAACCCCAGAAGTTACTGAAGAGCTTGTTCAAAAGCCAAAATTCGCTCGCCCTACAACTTGGAAGAAAGAATATCTTGGAATCCTTGACAAAATCGAGGCTGGCGAACCCTTAAGTGACGAAGAAAAACAGAAACACTTTGAATACTTTAACCAAAGGGAATCTGAATATAAAAAAGGCGTATCGGTCTACAAGGCTGAAGCTGACAATGCTAAAGAGTTAAATGAAGCCATTGCGCCATTTAGACCTGAGTTAGAACAACAAGGAATTAAGCCTGCTCAATGGGTTAACAATCTAGGTAGGGCGCACATGATTCTTACAAAAGCGCCTTATGAACAAAAAGTTCAGCTGTTTCATAGACTTGCACAAGATTATGGAATACAATTAAATCAAACGGATATTGCGCCAGCACAACAGCAAACGCAAGACCCTTATACGCAGCAATTAATGCAGCAACTTCAGTATATGAATCAAGAAGTTAGCTCCATTAAAAGCAAGTATGAGCAGGAAGAACAAACTCGGTTAGTTAACGAGATAGAGAAGTTTAAAAGTTCGGGGCAAGCTCCGCACTTTGAATTGGTTAGGGAAGAAATGGCTCAACTACTTGAGCGCAATTTAGCCTCAGACCTGAAATCGGCTTATGAGAAAGCTGTTCGTTTGAAAGATGAAGTATGGGCGCTGGAGCAGGATAAACTCCTTAAATCCGCATCCCAACAAGCATCTAAAACGCAGCAAGTAGCTAAAGCCAAAGCAACGGCTGTAAGTCCACGCTCTGTTACTCCTAACGGAACAATGACAACGGTTGAAGCAAAAGACAGGCGTTCATTGATTGCCAAGCAGTTAGGCGAAGCAATGAGCGATAGAGTTTAAATTAATTTACAAAGGAAAATATCATGGCATTTGCTAATTCAGCAATCACCGATATTATCGCTACTACCATTCAAAGCCGTAGCGGTGAGTTGGCTGATAACTTAACGCAGAACAATGCGATTCTGCAAAGACTTAATTCCAAAGGCAATGTACGCCCATTCTCAGGCGGTAATGTCATTTTGGAAGAAATTATGTATAACGACCCAAGCACCAATAACGCTAATTCGTATAGCGGCTATGAAGTGCTAAACATTGCTCCAGATAGTCCAATTTCTGCTGCTCAGTACAAGATTGCTCAGTACGCTGCTGCAGTTACTATGTCTGGCTTGGAAATGCTCCAAAACAGCTCCAAAGAAGCTATCATTGACCTGTTAGATGGTCGTATGCAAGTTTCTGAGGCTCGCTTGCTAAACCGCATTTCTGGTGACCTATATGGTGACGGAACTGGTAACGGTGGTAAGAATGTGGATGGTTTGGCTGCTGCTGTTTCTGCAACCCCATCTTCTGGCACATACGGTGGTATTAACCGTGCTAACTGGGATTTCTGGCGTAACCAGATCACCACAGGCGCAACTGCAAACACTATGTTGGCCAAGATGACTGAAGCTGCTATCAAGCAGATTCGTGGCACAGACAAGGCTGACCTCTACATTGCTGGTAACAATATGTATCAGTATTTCGTAGGCGCATTGCAAGCTATTCAGCGTATTACTACCGAAGAGAGCGGCGCAGCTGGTTTCGCATCCCTCAAGTTCTACGGTGGCGGTACATCTGCTGATGTTATCCTCGGTGGCGGTATTGGCGCACAAGAAAATACAAACTATATGTATCTCTTGAACACCAATTACATTTTCTTCCGTCCACACAAAGAGCGTAATTTCGTACCTATCGGTGGTGAGCGTCAAGCCATTAACCAAGATGCGATTGTTAAGCTCTATGGTTGGGCTGGTAACCTCACAACAAGCAACTCCCAGTTGCAAGGTTTGTTGACCACCTAATTTTTGATAAAGGAAACATATCATGGCTTACTCAGTACTTCCCATCGCAGGAGTTGATTTAAACAATACGACTCCGATCAGCTTTGAATACACAACTGGCACAACTGCCATTGACATTCCAGCGTTTGGCCCACTAGGCGCACAAACTTTTGGTAATGACGGTTTGCGTTATGTATTTGCTCAAGCTGGTGTAGCAATTGCAGCATCTAGCGCTACTTGCATCATCAATGCCTCTACATTCCAAGTTACCTTGGGTTCTGCTGGCACATATTTGTCTGGTTCTTCTATGGCATCAGGCGATTTTGGCTGGTTTAGCAAGGCTAGTGTTTAATCTGTTTTTGTAGTAAAAACAAGGGGTTACTCTTAACTGGGTAACTCCTTTTTCTTTAACTGTTGTACCTAAACCACTTTAGGAGATTGATATGGCAATAGATAGTGATGTTCAAGACGCAGATTCCCGTTTAGCGGTCAAGTTTTATAAAAAAGCAGTTAAGCTAGATCACGAATCAAACGAGGCTGGCAGACCAATTTTTAAGGATTGTGACTTTGTTAGGATTATGATTCCTGGCGATAATCTGACCGAAATTGACACATACGCCAATGAAAACCACAAACAGCGCTTTCCAAAACAATGGTTGCAATATCAAACTACCCAAGAATCATCTAATCAAATAGTCGGAACGCCCGTAAGCGAATGGACTTTAATTAGCCAATCCCAAGCGGAAGAGCTAAAAGGCATTAAATTCCATACTGTTGAGCAGATTGCCAACGCTTCAGACCAGCAATTACAGCGGATCGGCATGATTGCAGGGATGTCACCAACTGCCTTTAGAGACAAAGCACGGGTTTTCTTGAATTTGGCTACCGAAACGGCTGAAGCCACCAAAAGAGAAGAAGAAATTGCCCAATTAAAAGAAGAAAATGCTAAAATCAAGGCAGAAACAGATGCAAAGATAGCTGAGATGCAACAGCAAATGGCTACACTCATTGCGGCTGTTGGTAAACCGAAAGGTCGTAAACCCAAAGTCCAAGAGGAATAATATGTCATCTACGATGCTTCAACTCGTGAATCAAGTCCAATCGGAATTGAACTTAGCCGTTTCTGTAAGCGTTGCTGGTAACCCCAATCAAGATGTTCAACAGATATTGTCGTTAATGAACGCTGCTGGATACGAGCTTACAAAAGAATACAATTGGCAAGCATTAGAGTTGGAGTATCGTTTTTACACCAATTATTTGCAATTAATAGGTTCTACTACAGGCTCAAACAGCCCTATTTTGACTGTTGTTGGTGATGCCACAAGCCTAAATAGCAATTATTCCATTACAGGCACAGGAATTAACCAAGATACCTATGTTTCTAGCGTAAATGGTCAAGTTATAACAATGAGCCAACACGCAAGTGGAACTTATGCTGGTCAAACCATTACTTTTAGCCAAACAAAGTACGATTTACCGCCTGATTTTGAGACTATTACCGATAATACGCATTGGGATAAAACAAAACATTGGCAGATGCTAGGCCCTGAAGATGCTCAACAATGGCAATGGCTAAAATCTGGCTATATTTCTACAGGCCCTCGGATTAGATGGCGTATTTTAGGCAGTCAGTTCCAAATTTGGCCACCATATAACACCCAAGAATATTTAGGTTTTGAATATCGATCAAAAGGCTGGGCAAGAAGCTCTACAGGAGCAGTTAAAAACAGCTTTACAGCCGATAACGACACGACTGTCTTTGATGACCGTGTCATGGTTTTATTTACAAAACTTAAGTATTTCCAAATTAAATCGTTTGATACTACTGCACTGCAACAAGACTATATGCGGTACTTAAACATCGCTAAAGCCAATGACAAAGGATCGGCAACCCTCAGTTTTGCACCGTATCCGAGCAAGGTTCTTATTGGTTACGCCAATATTCCTGATACTGGTTATGGAACATAATTATGCCCATTCCAAAGCAAAGAACGGCTTTAACTGCGTCTATAACAGCGCCTATTGGGGGTTGGAACGCTAGGGATTCTGTGGCAGCAATGCCCCCTACAGATGCAGTTAGCCTTACTAATTTTTACCCTACGCCTACCGATGTAATCTTGCGTAGCGGGTACACCGTATATTCTTCAGGAATAACGGGGCAAGTCAATACCCTAATGAATTACGCAGGAACTAGCACACAGACCTTGTTTGCTGCTGCTAGTACTACTATTTACAACTGTTCTACTACAACTGCTACCTCAGCTTACAGCACTTCCTTAGACAAACTACAGCATATTAATATCTCAACTGCTGGCGGTAAGTATTTAGTGGCTTGTAACGGAATAGACGCTACGATTGTTTATGACGGCACAGCTTGGTTTTCGATTGCTCCTACAGCAACAGCCCAAACCATTAGCTCAATTACTAATTCGACTACAACAGCTACTTTAACGACTGCTATCCCGCATGGTTTAGTGACAGGGAATCGGGTTACCATCTCTGGTGCAAGCCCAGCTGCCTATAACGGCACTTATCGTATTACTGTGACTGGGGCTAGTACATTTACCTACACAATGGCAACCAATCCAGGAGGTAATGCTACAACAGTAGGGTCTTATACCGTTTTGTTTGCCATAACAGGTGTAAATAGTAACAAATTTGTTAATGTAAACCTGTTCAAAAATAGGCTGTATTTCACCGAAAAAGACACCCTAAAAGTATGGTATTTGCCCGTAGATTCTATTTCTGGCGCTGCTTCACAGCTTGATTTTGGTGGAATTGCTAGAAACGGTGGTTTCTTACAAGGCATGGCTACTTGGACTATTGATGCTGGTCAAGGCGCAGACGATTACGCTGTATTTATTACCAATATGGGCGAAATTATCGTTTATAACGGTACTGACCCTGATGACCCAACAACATGGGCATTAAAAGGCGTATGGCAATTGGGTTATGTGTATAGCCGTAGATGCTATTTTAAATGGGCTGGTGACATCCTTTTGTTAACCCAAGACGGCTTAGTTCCCCTAGCTTCCGCACTTCAATCCTCACGCTTAGACCCTAGAGTTAACTTAACAGACAAGATTTTCTACGCCATATCTCAGGCGGCAGACCTATATTCCACCGAGTTTGGCTGGCAAGTGACCTACTTTGCTAAACAAAATATGCTAATTATTAATGTGCCAAAAACCACAGGCACTGAGCAATATGTAATGCACGGCATATCTAAAGGCTGGGCTAATTTCTCTAATATCAACGCTAAATGCTGGGAATTACAGGGCGATGATATGTACTTTGGAGGCAACGGCTTTGTAGGTAAGTTTTGGGATACCTATGCCGATAATGGAGCGCAAATCTCTGCTACCTGCCAACAAGCGTATAGCTACTTTGACAACCCAGGTCAGCAAAAACGCTTTACATTGGTGCGCCCAACATTCTTTGTTGATGTGGGTACGCCAGGCGTTTATTGTGGTATTAATACCGATTTCCAGACCCAAAACAACCTTGGGCAAGTCTCATTTCAGCCTGTTTCGACAACTACAGCACGGTGGGATTTTGCTACTTGGGATAGCGATATATGGGCAGGAAACCTAGTAGTTTCTCGCCAATGGCAAGGAGTTACAGGAATTGGCTACTCAGGCGGTATTAATTTAAACATGATTTCAGCTGGTATTGATGTTCATTGGGTATCAACCGATTATGTTATGGAGCGTGGTAGTGTTATTTAATGAATCAAGGGTTTATAATTGGCATTGCCGATCACTTGGTTCTAACTTAATTACTTAGGAGCAAGTGAATGTTGCCATATAACCCACAAATGTTTGGTACAACGCCAAATCAAAGCGGCTTGACAGGGCTAGCTGGCCCTCTTGGTGGTATGCCAAGTCAGCCTGTAAACATGGCTGGTGGCGATACTTATCAAATGCCTAGCATTTATGAAACTGATAGTTTTGGTGCATCTAGCAGTCCTGGGGCAAATTTAAACCAAGTTGCCAATACCATGACAAACCAAACTGCTAATACTATTGCAAACCAAACTGTTGCTAACCCAACTGCAAATACCGACCAAATTAGTGGTTTATATCGAAATTTATTAGGTCGTGCGCCCGATCAAGCAGGACTACAGTATTGGCAAAGTCAGTTAGCTGCTGGCAAATCTATTGAAGATATTACCAATGCCTTTAAAAGCACACCCGAATATCAGCAAAGACAGCAAGTGCCTAGAAATCCATTCGGTATTAATACACCTAATCAATTTGCTGCTTCTACCGATCCTTATATTCAAGCGGCTCAACAAACTACATTAGGGAATTTAGCTGGCGCACAACAAGCCGTAGCCGCCAATCGTGTTAATCAAATCACACCATACTCTAATTTACAGTATGAGCAAACTGGTACGGATGCCAATGGCAACCCTATTTGGACTGCTCGCCAAACCGTTGCACCTCAATTGCAACCCGCTTTAAGTGGTTTACAAAGCCGTGTGGCTCAAACCGCAGGACAAGCATTTAACCCACAAACTCCTAGTGTTGGAATTAACCCTGGCGAAACTTATAGCGATGCAATCATGCGTAGATTGCAACCTCAAATTGATCGCCAAAACACAGCATTAGACGCACAATTAGCTAACCAAGGCATTATGCCTGGATCAGAGGCTTATAACCGTGCCAAGACTTTACAAGCACAACGCCAAAATGATCTATTAACTGCTGCTCAAGTTGGCGGCATTAATGTTGGACTACAAGCAAATCAACAAGGTTTTAATCAAGCTTTACAGCAATACAATTTGCCATTAACCCAACTTGGTGCATTTCAGCAAGCTACTCAACCTGGTTATATCAATGCTCCTGCTCAAGCAGCGGTCGCTGGCCCTGATTATTTAGGTGCTTATACAACAGGTCAAGCTGCTCAGATAGCCGCTAGAAACGCTGAAGCTGCTCGCCAAGCTAATCTTACTTCTGGTTTATTTGGTTTAGGCGGCACTGCCTTACTTAGCAGCGGTGGATTGCCTGGACTATTAAACATTGGCAAAGGTTTAGCAAACTCAAATTTAATTAATTCAATAGGTAATAGTTCTATTTATGGAAGTGGTTTTGCTACTCCAACAATGTCAGAATCAGATGTATTAACTGAAAGAATATTTAATTTAATTTAATTATGACACCATCTGAAATTATTTCTGCTGATTTACAAAAAAATGGCATTGAACCTACAGAAATTCTGCGGGCAATTGCTGTTGGGCTAAAAGCTAAAACGCTTATTCAGCTTCAAGAAAATAATTCAATTTTATTGCTTAGAAAAATTGGTGATGGTGCGGTTGAATTGCATTTATTTACTGTAGATGCACCACTTAAACTTGCTAAATCTGTCATTGCTTTTATTAAAAAGATTAAAGCTTCTGACATTGAGCGTGTTTACGGCAAAGCCGATAATGAACAAATTATCCAATTGTTAAGAAATATGGATGTTCCTGTAGAAGAATCTGACAATCCTGAATATAACTGGATGGCAATAGTATGAGCATACTTAAGTCAAAACATAATGGTTGGACTTGGCAAATGGAACGCCATTTAAATGGTGGCCCATCTCTTAACCCAATAAATATTATTTCTGACGCTGTTTCTAGCGTTGGTGATGCTTTGGCTGACATTGACCCAGGCCCTGCAATTGGTAAAGCTAGCTCAGAAGTAGATACTTTTGTAAATCGTGAAATACCTGGCGGTTGGGTATTGCCTGCTGTTGTAGCTGTAGCTATTACTACAGGATATGTTGATCCATCTTTATTGGCTGCTGAAGCAGGTGCTGCTGGAACAGCTAGTGCTGCTAGTGGTACAGCATTGACTGCTGCAGAAGCAGCCGCAGCATTGGAAGCCGCAGCAATCGCAGAAGGATCTACTACTGCAGGAATGGTGGCAGCAGCTAATACAGGATTGCCAGCAGGAACGGTAACTTTAGGTGGCGCTGGAACGGTTGGTTTAACAGCAAGTAATGCAGCACCAATTGTTGATTATTCAGCAGAAGCAGTATTAACGCCTGGCGGTAATGTTGTTCCTGCAACAACTTTGCCTACAGAAATGGCTGGCATAGATGCACAAATAGCTAAAGCTGGTGCTGAAGCGCAAACACTTACCGCTAAAGATGCTTTAAGTGCGGCTAATCGTGCTAAATCATTAGCTGGCATATTAAACGGTGGGCAAATGGGTATGAACACACCTAATATAGGTATAAACACACCCACTTTTGAGCAATTTGGTGGATTGTATCGTAGCAATCAGCTTCCATTTTTAAACGCACAAACACCACAAACTCAGCCATTACAACAAACTCAAAACTTTTTGGCTGAACTATCCGAGCAAGGCAAAACAAACGATTTGGCTACATTATTAAGGAACATATAATGGCACAACCTTTTTTAACCGACCAACAAATTTTAGGACAAACCCCTGAAACGGCAGAAATTGCTCGTCAGCGCAAAATCGCTGATTTGCTAACTAGCCAAGCGTTTAATCAACCACAGGGCGGTATGGTATCAGGTCGTTATGTAGCCCCATCTTGGGCGCAACAGTTACAACCATTAGCAAGTGCATTAGGTGGTAGCTATTTATCTGCAAAAACAGATGAAAAAGCAGATGCTTTAGCTAAAGCGTTGCGTCAAAGACAAGTAAAGGAAATTGAAGAATATAGCCGTTTACAGGAAACTGACCCAGGCGCTGCCCTTGGTTTTGCATTGGCATCTAACAACCCAACATTACAAAATATTGCTAAAGAAGAACTTAAAGGCGTTAAATTGGGTGAAGGCGAAGTCTTTACTAAACCTCGCTTGGGTGGTGGTGTTACTGAAATGCGTGGTGGAGAAAAATTCCGTGCGCCATTGCAAGTTGACACAGGAACTTCAATTGAGTTTCGTGATCCTAAAGACCCTACTAAAGTATTGCAAGTTGTTCCTAAATCGCAAATGCCTCAAGCTGGTCAAGTGGTTGAAACTGCAAATGGCCCAATGATTGTTAATACTCGCACTGGTGAAGCCAAGCCAATTATGGCTGGCGGTGAAGCATTGCCACCTAAATTATCTTCTGAGCAACAAAAAGACATTTTGAGCATTAATCAGCAAAAAGCAACTATTGATGGCGCAATTAAAGATGTTCAAAAACATAAAGATGCGTTTTCGTTTGGTCGTGGCGCAATGCAAAATTTGCCTTACGGTGAAACAATTGCAGGTCGTTTTGAAACACCTGAACAAACTCGTACACGGGCTTATGTGTTTAACAATGTGTCGGCAGTTATTAAAGAACGAGCTGGTACAGCGCAAAGCGGACAAGAATTGCAACGCATTAACTCATTCTTGCCAGCTGTAACCGATAATGCAGATCAAATTATTAATAAATTAGAAGGCTTTAAACAATACCTTGCTGATATGGAAAAAGGCACAAGAGCGACCACATCTAAGCAATTTACACCTGGTTTATCACCACAAGATCAAGAAGCATTAAATTGGGCTAATTCCAATCCCAACGACCCTCGTTCTGCTCAAATTAAACAGCGTTTAGGACAAAAATAATATGGCCTTTGATCCTGATAAATATCTAGCCCAAACAGCGCCCGCTTTTAATCCTGATGCTTATTTAGGCATTAAGGATACACGGGGCAATATCATTAATACAGATGTGCCTACGGTTGCTGGACAAGTTCCTAACCCACCTATGGTTCAACCTAGAAGAACTGGTGCAGATTACGCTAAAGCTTTGTATCAAGTGCCAGCAACTTTAGCTTCAGGTGCAACATTGGCAATTCCAAGCGCAGTATCAGCATTAGCAACAGGCGAGCCACCATTAGCTATGGCTCAACGCAATATGTACCAACCCACAAGCCCTGTTGCTCAAGAAGCATTAAGCGCTATTGGCGGTGCTTTAGAAGCAACTAAATTGCCACCTGTTATACCTAATGTAGGCATGATCCCTAGCTATGCTCGTATGGCAGGGGCAACTCAGCCAGCAATAGCCGAGGCTACTCAAACAGTTAGACCTGCTGTAACTCAAATGGCTCAAGCATTGCGTAAGCAACCTTCAATTGTTGAAACAGCCCCAACTACAGAAGCATTGGCACAAAGATCATCTGAATTGTTTAATGTTGCCAAACAATCTGGAGTTGAATTAAACGCTAAAGACTTTGCTACTAACATGGCATCTATAGCTAAAGATTTGCGTAATGAAGGTTACGACCCACGCTTGTATCCAAAACTTGCTGTTGCAGTAGAAGAATTAACCAACGCTCAAATTCCTAAAGATTTCAATGAATTAAGCACTTTGCGTAAATTTATTCAAAACGCACAACGCAGTACAGAGCCACAAGAACGCAAATTAGCTACAACTTTAAAAGAAGATTTTGATGCTTATGTATCTACTATTCCAGAATCTTCTATTGTTGGTGGTGACAAACAAGGATTAACGGCTTGGAAAGAAGCTAGAGATACCTATTCCAAATTAAGTAAATCAGAAATATTTACTAATATGCTTGAAAGAGCAGAATTAGATAAGAGCAAATTTACCCAATCTGGCACAGAAAATTCATTAGCCACTCAGTTGCGTAATTTAGCAAAGAATGACAAGCAAATGCGTTTGTTTACTAAAGCAGAACAAGAGGCTATTAAAGAAGCTGCTAAAGGTGGAACAATGCAGAATTTATTAAAATTCTATGGAAGATTTACGCCAAGTGGCCCAGTAAGCGGTATTTTTGCTGGCGGTGCAATTATGGCTAATCCTGCTGTTGGCATACCGTTAGAGTTGGGCGCTATTGCAGCACGATCAAAAGCAACAAAAATGCGTAAAGAAAGCGTTGAAAAATTAGCCGCACTAATGAGGGCTGGCAAACAAGAAGTTACAGGAGAATAAGAATGGCACGAAACGGATCAGGTACATATGTATTGCCTAGCGGTAACCCCGTAGTTACTGGCACAAGCATTACCTCAAACTGGGCAAATACAACCCTTAGTGATGTGGCTACAGCCTTAACAGGCTCGGTTGCTTCTGACGGTCAAACGCCAATGACAGGCGCTTTACAGATGGGTAATAACAAAGTTACAGGTTTGGCTAACGGCACAGCTTCTACAGACGCTGCTACTGTTGGTCAGATTTCTAACCCCAATATTACTGGCGGTTCGATTGACGGCACACCGATTGGCAACATTAGCCCATCTACAGGTCGTTTTACTACCTTAAATGTATCAGGTGGCGCTACTTTAGCAGGAACTTGTACTGCTCCAACCGTTACACCTGGCTCTGATAACACCACAAAAATAGCGACTACTGCTTTTGTACAATCTGCTATTGCTGCTGTATCGTCAGGCGTTACATCGTTTAATACCCGCACAGGCGTGGTTACGCTAACTTCTGGTGATGTGACAACCGCATTAGGTTACACACCATATAACGCTGGTGGCGCTACTGTTATTACAACAGGGAACATCAGCACTTATGCGCCTAGCCCAACAGGTAGCGGAGCAAGTGGCAACTGGAACATTAATGTTACAGGTAATGCTGCAACCGTTACCAATGGGGCTTATACAAACGCAAGTAATTCATTTACTGGAAACAATACATTTAACCCTAGTTCTGGTGCTGGAGTATCTACCAAAGGACTTAGTTGGTTTGGCTCAAGCTGGTTTGCTGGCTGGGATGGTTCTACAAATTTAAACTTGGATTACCCACAAAACACCACCAAAATTCAGTTTCAAAACACAGGAACAATATTAAATGTCACAGGTACATACGGCACTATTTCCGATGCAAGAATTAAAGAAAATGTTGTGCCTTGCAGAAACTACTTAGATAGCCTTTGCCAATTAGATGTAATTAATTACAACATTGTTAATAACCCACAAAAAATGCTTGGTTTTATTGCCCAACAAGTCGAGCAAGTAATTCCAGGTATAGTAGAAACAGCGCCAAACGCTCAATACAACATAGAAGATTTTAAGTCTATTAAAACTACTGTATTGATCCCAATGTTGGTGCAAGCAGTTCAAGAACTTAAAGCTGGCCTAGATGCCGCTAATGCTGAAATTGCAGCCTTAAAAGGAGCTTAATATGTTTATGATTGACTGGCTTTTTGACAAGATGGGCTATACCAAAAAAGTATATTGGGCTGAAATATTATCCACTCTGAATGAGACTAAACCAGCTAAAAAGATTGTTAAGCATAAACCTACAGTCAAAAAAACTACAACTCGACCTGCACGAAAGAAATTATAATCATGGCAGACTTAGACAATTTCGATATGTTTAAGTTTGGCGGGTTAGTCAAGCAAGTCGAAACTTTACAAGAAAAAGTTGATGTCATGGATAAAGACATCAAAACATTATTAGCTATGGCTAATCAATCCAAAGGCGGTATGTTTGCTGGTATGGCAATCGCATCCTTTATTGGTGGATTAGTTACTTACTTTACCTCTTGGTTTAGCCATAAATGATTCTAGAAACCATCATTGGCGCTTTAGTGCCAGTAGGCGTAGAAGGCATTAAACAGCTTATAGGGCGTTTTAACGGTGGAGTTCGCCCAACCACCATTGCAGAGCAAATTCAGCTAGATAACAGCGAAATTGCCCGTTTAGAAGCCCTTGCCAAGCTCGATAACCCTTTTGGACAACCTAGCCAATGGGTCATAGACTTAAGAGCGTCATCTCGCTATATTGGGGCGTTAGTTGTGATTGTTGTTGGACTATCTACCTTATTCTTACCTGTTGACCAGTATGTGCAACGCATAGCCTTAGAAGCTGCCAACATAGCCTTTGGATTCTTATTTGGTAGTCGCATTATGGCAAACCTGAAAAAATGAGATTTGAGGAGTGTTTAAAACGCATCCTAAAGCACGAAGGCGGTTTTGTTAATGACCCCCTAGACTCAGGCGGTATGACCAATCTAGGCGTTACAAAGCGTGTTTGGGAAGAGTTTGTAGGGCATCCTGTATCTGAAGCCGATATGCAAGCTTTAACCCCTGAAAGGGTGGCTAAGTTATACAAACAACGGTACTGGAATCCCGCTTATTGTGAAGTCTTACCGAAAGGCCTAGATTATGTGGTATTTGATTTTGCCGTTAATGCAGGAACAGGGCGAAGCGTTAAGACGCTACAACAGGCAATTGGATGTGTGGCTGATGGAGTTATCGGGCCTAAGACTATGGCAGCAATTAATAGTGCAAACGCTAAAGACATTATTTCAAAATTCTCAGACGCTAGGACAGACTTTTACCAAGGGATAGTGGCAAGAAAACCCGACCAGGTTCGCTTTATTAAAGGCTGGCTTAATCGGGTTGAAGAAACTAGAAAACTAGCTCTTGAGGAATATAACCAAGACAATAAAGAGTCCTAGTAGCAACAGACCTTTTTCAGTCCAATACGCCC